GAACAGTTGATCGAATTATTTAATCTTAAAAGGGATATGATGCCAACTGATGAAATACTAAACACTTTAAGGGTTATAGAAAACAATGAAGTGAAATCCTTTAACAAACAATTTGAATATCTTAAAACCTTATGAGCATACAACTAAATAAAAACCGTATCGGCAACATCAGTTCAAGCAACATCCATAAGATTATGGGTTCTAAGAAGCCGAAAGAAACTTATTTAACCGAACTTTCATACGAGAGACGGTTAGGCAGGTCACTAAGCAACGAAACAACATCTAAGCCGACATCATGGGGGCATCTCCTGGAAAGTATTGTTTTTAATCAATTAGGCCGTGAATACTCCCTTGTATCGGATGAAACTATTAAACACCCCGACTTTGACTATTGGTGTGGAAGTCCTGACGGTTATACTGTTGACTCAGTTATTGACATTAAGTGTCCATTTACTTTAAAATCGTTCGTAGAACTTGTAGACATTCAAGATATCGAAACTTTTAAATACGAGCGACCTGAATATTACTGGCAATTAGTTTCTAATGCTATTCTTTTAGGGAAACAATTTGCAGAATTAATCGTATATTGCCCCTATGAAGATGACTTGGGGTTGATAAAACATCAGGCACAAAATGTGGATGCTCAAGACCTTTATAAATACTATTGGTTGGCAAGTGCATCAGACGAAGAAATCCCCTACATAATACCAGGCGGAGAGTTTAAAGACCTAAACATCTTTAAATTTGAAGTGCCTCAAGAAGACAAAGACCTTTTAACCGAAACAATTAAACAAATTAAATTATAAATCATGGCAGAAATTTTATCAGGTTCAATTAACAAGAACCATTTAACAAAAGAAATGTTTACCGAAGTAACTTTGAAAGATGGCTCAAAAGGTTATTTCTTAAACTTCAACATCACTATTAATAATGAGGTTGACCAGTACGGGCAAATTGGGAACATCACCCTTTCACAAACTAAAGAGCAAAGGACGGCTAAAACTAAAAAGACTTACTTAGCAAACTTAAAAAGAGTTTGGTCGGATGCACCTGCACCGACTTTAGAAACATCAAAACAAGAAGACGATTCAGACTTACTACCTTTTTAAATTAAATATTATGCAATTAAACTCAAAAACCGCAGTTAATGAAATCCCAATGTTGGATTATGAATTAACAATTTTCCTTGACCAAAACTCCAATAATAAAGAATCTTTTAAGATTGAATTTCTTGGCACAAAGGCAGAACTTTACTCTTATTTATTAGCTGAATTACCTACTCAGGAATATGCTTATGTAATTTGTATTGAAAAGGAAATCTATGTTACACAATATGTTATGCAAATAATATATTTCATTGAAATGATTACTAATTCTTTAAATGAGGATGGGCAATTTGAACAAATACAATTTATGAAAATTAATATAGTTCAAAATGAATCATTTGAAGAGTCTTACAATGCTGCTAAAAGCATTAAAGAATTAAGAGAAAAATTTAATTTATAATTCAAACTTATGGGACTATTTCAACTACTATCCGAACAACCTCACGAAACCTCCTCAAGTGTAATGCTTGAGGGGTTCAAGTACGAACACCTCTACAACATTAGAGCCGAAATTCTAACATCTAAACGCTTTGCAAAGTGGAGAAAATCAATCAAGAAAGAACTTAAAAATATCCAAAATGAGAACCACAGTTAAAAAAATAGGAATGTTTTTCAACACGATCAAAGAATCGGGCAAAGAACTGGAGGCTTCAAAAGAAAAAACATTGAAGCAAGACCAAATCATTTTAAACGCTTTTAAGCCAAACGGGATGAATAGTGCATGGTTGATGTATAACGCTAATGTATTGCCTCACGGAACGCCTATAACCTCTTATCGCAGAAGTTTCAACACTCTACTTGAGCAAGGCAAAATAGAAAGAGTCGGCCAAAGAATCGGCAACCTGGATAAAAAAGAATTTACTTATAAATTAAATTTGGAAAGTTAAAACATTAACCTATATTTGCAGTGTTATGATGGGGTGAAGACCGTCAATTAAATAACAAGATACTTGCCACGCCTTTAGAGATTGCTTCACCAACTCTATTGGTTGTGGCTTTTTTTATACAACAAAATGAACAAACAATATTTAGAATTTATCGAAAACAAAAAACATTCGATTGGGGACTTTGGATTTAAGGCAAATTACATTCCTGACATTGCCTTTGACTTTCAAAAGTTTATCATTGAAAAATCAATTAAAAAGGGGCGCATTGCAGTCTTCGCTGATACTGGATTAGGCAAAACACTTATTCAGTTATCTATTGCAAAAAACATTATTCAGCACACTAATAAGAAAGTTTTAATACTTACACCTTTAGCAGTTGCATTTCAATTCATTTTAGAAGCCGAGAAATTGGGTATAGATGACATTGAATATTCTAAAGACGGCAAACATACTAAGAAGATAGTAATTTGCAATTACGAGCGTTTACATTACTTTAATGAGAATGATTTTGTAGGTGTTATTTTAGACGAGAGTTCAATACTTAAAAACTTTGACGGCAAAATAAAATCAGCAGTTACCTCATTTGTTAAAAAGATCCCTTATAGATTTTTAAGTACTGCAACTCCAAGCCCTAATGATTTTATAGAATTAGGGACGAGTTCAGAAGCTTTGGGATATATGGGGTATATGGATATGCTTGGTAAATTTTTTAAGAACAATCAAAACTCAGTAGATTCAAATAATAGGAATATTGGCGAAAAGTTTTATTTAAAACCACACGCAGAAAAGGACTTTTTTGCTTGGGTTAATCAATGGGCTATTATGTGTAAAATGCCAAGTGATTTAGGATTCTCAAACGATAGGTATAATTTGCCTGAATTGATAGTAAATAGACACATTGTAAAAAACCAAAGTTTAATAGATATTAACGGGCAAGTTCAAATGTTTACACCTATCGCTAAGTCAATGACCGAAGTAAGACATGAGCAAAAACAAACCGAAGAGAAAAGATGTTTTAAGGCTATTGAATTGGCTCAGGATAAGACTTCGGTATATTGGTGTAATACAAACAATGAAAGTTCTATTTTAAAGTCCTTAGACAAAGATTCAGTAGAGATAATAGGTAGTCAATCTATTGAGAAAAAAGAAGAAATACTTTTAGCGTTTGCTAATGGCGAAATCAAAAGACTAATTACTAAAGCAAAAATGACTTCAATGGGTTTAAACTGGCAACATTGCAATCATTCAGTATTTTTTCCTACATGGAGCTATGAACAATATTACCAAGCTATTAGACGTTTTTGGAGATTCGGGCAAAAAAGCGATGTTACTATTGAAATGGTAGTGTCTGATGGGCAAACAAGAGTATTAGAAGCTTTACAACAAAAAACCGAAAAGGCTATACAGTTACATAAAAACTTAACCGAAAACGTAAACAGAAGTTTCACAAACATTACAAAAGAATTTAACAAAGAAATAATCAAACCAACATTTATTTAACATGGAAAACAAAGTAAAAGACCAATTAGTCACAGACAACTACGCAATATACAATTCAGATTGTATGTTAGTGATGCCAACTTTAGGCGACGAAAGTATTGACCTAAGTGTTTATAGCCCCCCATTTGCAGGGTTATACAATTATTCAAGTTCGGAAAATGACTTTAGTAATTGCGAAAGCAAAGAACAGTTTTTAAATCAATATGAATTTTTAGTAGCTGAGATTGCAAGGGTTACTAAAAAAGGGCGTATAAGTGCGGTGCATTGTACGGATGTATTTGATAATACTTGTCGTTTGTGGGACTTCCCAAATGAGATTATAAGAATACATCAAAAGTATGGGTTTGAGTATCGCAATAGAATTACTATTTGGAAAGAACCTTTAAAAGTTCGTATGAGAACAATGGTTCAATCTTTAATGCACAAATTTATAGTAGAGGATTCTACTAAATGTTTTACTGCAATGCCTGACTATGTTTTAGTATTTACTAAAAAAGGCGAAAACCAAGTGCCAGTAACACACCCATTCGGTATAAATGATTATGCAGGGGAAACACCTATTTTGCCAAATATTTTAAGGGCTTGGAATAATGCAAATAATTCAAACTTAAATGAAGTTGAACTTTGGGAACGACTAAACAACACTAACGAAAGCGATAAGATTACTAAACTTAACCACTATATTTGGCAAAGATATGCTTCGAGTGTTTGGGATGACATTAGAATAGATAATGTGTTACCATTTAGAGATAGCAAAGAAGAGGATGACGAAAAGCACGTACACCCATTACAATTAGATGTAATTGATAGGATTGTTGAATTATACTCAAACCCCAATGAAGTTGTTTTAACGCCTTTTATGGGTGTAGGTAGTGAAGTATTTAGCCCAGTTTCAATGGGTAGAAAAGCAATAGGCATTGAACTAAAAGATAGCTACTTTAAACAAGCTAAATTAAACTTACAAGAAGCGACTGTAAGGTATAAAAATAAAATTAAACAAGAGTCTTTATTTTAATTAATATTATGGCAAAGAGATTAACTGATACGGAGAAATGGAAAAAACCATTTGTAAGGGGCTTAGATGCTCCTTACAAACTCCTTTGGTTTTATATTTTAGATGACTGCGACCATGCAGGAATTTGGCAAGTGGATGAAGATGTCGCTAAAATTAGAGTTGATAAAAGTTTAGATTTTGAAATTGCTAAAGAACTTTTTAAAGAACAAATACAAGTAATAGATAACGGGGATAAGTGGTTTATTTTTGATTTTGTAGAGTTCCAATATGGAGTTTTGAATCCTGATAATAGAGTTCATAAGTCAGTTTTAGACATACTAAATAAATATAAAATTAAGCCCCTTAGAAGCCCCTTAAAAGGTGCTATGGATAAAGATAAAGATAAAGACAAGGATAAAGACAAAGATAAAGAGCCAAAAACTTTGTTTGATTTAACCTTTGAAAGTTACTTAGACATGAGGGTAAAAATAAAAAAACCTGCAACCGAATTAGCAATAGAATTAATTAAAAAAGATTTGAATAACTTTGCACCTGGAGATGAACCAAAACAAATTTTAATTTTAGAGCAATCAATTAAAAATAATTGGGCAGGGGTATTCCCATTAAAACAAAACGAAGAGCCTAAAACACAATCATACTTAAAAGAATTTTAAATGAACAACGCAACCGACATAGAAGAATCAGTTATAGGAGTTTTAATGATTGACAGTACTGCGATAATGCGTTGTACTATTGAGCCACATCATTGCTTCTCAGAAGAGAACAAAACAATCTTAAAGGCTATTTTTGAATTAGCCGAAGAGAACAAACCTTTTGACATGTTATCAATCAATCAAAAGTTAGGAGGTAAGTTAATGAATGAGTTAGTTGCTATAAGCTCACGTCTAAGCTCAAAAGCAAACTTAGAATACCATTGTTCGATTATTATTCAAAAGTTCATTACAAGGGAATTAATCATGCTTTGTCAACGAACTATCAGCGAAGCAAACAACATCGATAATGATATTTTCCAAACTATTCAAAAACACACCACCGAATTAGAATCATATTCGATCAAACACAAAAAAGATTTTAATAAGTTTGAAACTATTGCAAAAGAAGTGATTAAGAAAATAGAGTTGATGCAATCGAGTGGCAAGAGTTTAGTAGGTTTGGATACTGGATACGAAAGACTAAATAAAATTTCACACGGGTGGCACTCGCCTGACTTGGTTATCTTAGCAGCAAGACCTGCGACGGGCAAAACTGCATTTGCTTTGAACCTTGCAGTTAATTTGGCGAAACAAAATATACCAGTTGCGTTCTTTAGCTTGGAGATGTCAACAGAACAATTAGCGACAAGGGTAATCAGTTCAATGACGGGTATTTATTCTAATTATTTGGCTAAGGCTGAAATCCATGAGGGGAATTGGCGAACTATTTTAAGTACTGATTTTAATTTGCCTTTGTACATTGATGATTCAGCGAGTTTAAATATCGTTGATTTTAAAGAAAAAGCAAGAAAAGCTAAAAAGAACTTTGGGATTAAGGCTATCTTTGTGGACTACTTGCAACTTTTAACCGTCTATGGCAAAGGGAATAGGGAACAAGAGATAAGCACTATCTCAAGAACATTTAAAGCAATGGCCAAAGAATTAGACATCCCAATTATAGCACTGGCGCAGTTGAGTAGGGATGTTGAAAAGAGAAGCGGAGAACCAAGATTAAGCGACTTAAGAGAGTCGGGAGCGATTGAGCAAGATGCTGACATTGTAATCGCATTACACAATGAAGAACCAGAAAGTGATAATCCATTGATAAAAGTATTATATTTGAAGCATCGGAATGGAGAGGTCGGATTCGTTAGACTTCAATTTGAAAAAGGGAAACAATTATTTAAAGATACATTATAAAAAAACATTATGACAACAACAGCAGACTCAAAACAGTACACTGACACAGAAATTAAAAGATTGTACAAACGATTACTTATTGACCATGAAAATCTAAAGATTAGATACACAAAACAATTAAACGAAAATAAACTTTTAATTGCTAAATTAGAAAGGCCTAAAAGGGTAGAATTGCCAACGGACTTGCAAAGAGTAAAGGATATTATAAATAATGAATTAGGGGTTGACATTGATGTACAAATAAGGCAAAGGGATGTAGTAGACGCAAGGTCTATGTATTACTACTATATTAGACATAGCACTCTGATGTCTTTAAAAAAGATTGCA